CGACCACTAATGGAACAAGCGTTCTATCTATTAATCCTTTTTGAGTGTTATTAGCTAACGGTAATAGTTCTCCCACAACTGATGCCAAGTCCTCTTTTGAGATTAAAATACTATTACCATTTGAGTCCAATGCACGTACCCATTTGCAATCGCTTTGCTGCGTCAATGCGCTTTCTTGTTTGTCTGCCATAATCGTTATAATTTAAAGTTTATATTATCAGTTTTGAATTGTCTGTTTTTAGCAGCTTTATCACATTTGTCAATTTGTAATTGTCGCTCCATCCAATGCTTGTTCTGCGACATTTCCTATTGGGAAAAGATTCCACATCGTAGTATTATCTGTGTTGCCAACGCCTATAATATTAAAGTAACATCCGTCAATAGATGGTAAATGAATGTTCTTGCCATACCTTGTGAGAATGTCACCTCTGATAGAGAATTTAACGGTGTCATCTTCTCCAATAAAATCATACGAATGCAATGTTCTTGAAATAACAGGAACAAAAAATTCGAACTTCCTTACTTCTCCGACGTTTACCCTTGGGAATTTTCTCCCAATATAATTATCTAAACTTATTAAATAGTTATTGTAAACTTCACTTTCGGAAGCATTTGAAGGTTGCAATAAAAGGCTTTTGCAAGATATATTACCCGTAATATGTGCGTTATTCGCCCATACTCCCCCTTGCTCATTAACCCTGAAAGGAGCGTCATCAGGCGTTTCCGATCCAGCCCAGAACCTTATCTTTTCTCCCTCATCCGAACCACTTATTCCGGCTGTGACTGTTCCATCCGTTTTTTGAATAGTCAACTGGTTACCCTGAAGAAATCTAATCTTTGCATTCTTAGCTACGATTAACGATGTGAATATCGCTCCGACATTCGTACCGAACTTACTCCAGTAGCTTGGATGATTGTATGTAATGCTTTTACTCGACACATGTGTCTTCAGGCATTTATATGCGTCCCATCCCGTTTCCGTTGCTTCATTGGCTACGAGTACTACATCTATATATCGAACGTCCAGACTCCCGTCGGTAATGTTACTGTCATTCCGGTATTCAGTGCCGATAGCCCACTCCGAATCACGAATTATACAGCCATCAAGACCCTGCCTGCCTTGTGCGCCAGTTTCTCCAGTTTCACCTTTTTCTCCCTGGTCGCCTTTATCTCCCTTGTCACCCTGATCGCCTTTTTCGGCAAGAACATCGTATTCAGACGTGTTAATTTCACCAGTAAGAAGATAACCGGATTCTGTCTTAAGACGATTGCCCTGAGCATCTTTCAGTGTCCACATAGGAGGATTGGCCGTTGCTACCTTTGCAACGTAGGAACTGCCTCCCATAGTCACAACTCCCATCCTGGGAACGGCCATACCATCATACCATTGCCCCATCTGGGTATAGCCATCACCTTTTTCGCCTTTCTCACCCTGATCGCCCTTGTCTCCCTTGTCACCTTTAATCTTAGCCCACTTGTAATCTGATGGAGTATTGCTGTCTGTCGGATTTGTATCGACGTACTGACCGATATAATCGCCTGTATCCTCTCCGTTATTGGCGGTAAATGTACTTCCCCCATCATTGGAGTACTTTAAATGCAGATAATAAGTCTTGCCGTCAACACCATTATAACCAGGTATTCCCTGATCGCCCTTTTCTCCTTGTAGTCCTTTAAATCTTGCCCAGGCATATTTTGTGTAGTCATCGCTGTCTGCCTGTTCAAAGTCGACATAAGTACCTATATAGGTCGAAGGTGTTTCCGTCATCGGATTGCCATCAGGATTTTCTGAGTACTTAAGATGGAAATAAGAAGTCTTACCGTCAGCTCCCTTTTCACCCGGAATACCCTGCTCACCTTTTTCTCCCTGCAAGCCATCAAGCCCTTTCTGTCCCTGTTCTCCTTTCTCGGCTAGTATGTCATATTCAGCTGTATTAATTTCTCCGGTAAGAAGATAACCGGATTCACTTTTCAGGCGATTGCCGGCATTATCTTTTAATGTCCATATAGGCGGATTGCTGGTCGCAACTTTAGCAGCAAAAGAACTTCCACCCATAGTTACTACACCCAGTTTAGGTACAACTAATCCATCATACCACAGACCAAGCAAAGTAAAGCCTTCTCCCTGATTGCCTTGACTACCCTTATCTACCTGAAGCAGCCAGTTGGGATTGTCTTTAGAGGGTGCTGTGTCCGTTCCATTTTCGTTAACACAAAGCCATAAGCAACCATCGTAAGAAAAGCGGTCGTAATAATCGGCATGATTGTCTTCAGGAGGCCACGCACCACGATCATTCGCTGTAATGACGGGCGTACCATCAGGTTTTATCTGAGTAACGGTCCCAGTGAAGTAAACGGAGTTGGTGTACTCGGAATAACCTTCCATATTCAGACCAAAGACGTTCAGGTTACTCAGATCACCCGACTGCTTTGCAATGTTTGCAACACCAATTTCCCAAGTGTTCTGTTTCCATAGATGGCGTGTATAGGTACGCGTTTCATAAACCGATGTCTGGCGATCTTCACGTGTAAAGCTTCCGTAAGCTACGAAGTTCATCTGCGAAAACGGATCGAAAGAATATTTCCAGTGTTCGGACACAGGTCGAATCTGATACTTAAATTGTTCATTCCGACTTCCAATTACTTCTGTGATAGTAAAGTATACGGTGCAGAATCCGGCAAACGTCCGGTTTCCGCGGCTGTCATCCGTATCTTCAGTAGCATTGTCAGAAGATGTAAGAGAATGGAATATACCCATACAGATATCACCAACAGCTACAGCCCCGATTTCTCCCTCTTCCAGTTTTAGGGTACATATTTTAGATTCCGTATCAACCGATTCAATGATACCTGCCCCTGGTGCACGCCATTTGTCGCCTACTTTCACATCTACACGGTTGTATCTAAATTCCGGTGTTTCAATGAATCTTCTTGATGTAAGAGATTCTACTTCGGCATTTCCGTTTTCGTCGATTTTCGCGCCATAACCAGTAAGGCCAGACGCAAATCCATCCTTGCCAAATACAGCTCCAGCACGAAATATGGCAGCTTGTAAGAAGGTAATGATTCCGATTACTGTATCATTGAACTTCTTTGAAATAAATTCTGCACGAGACCGGAGTGCAGAAAACACATTATAATCCGATGGGGTCTTTGTATCTGATGTTTTCAATACATCAATCTGTTTCTGTTCTGCTTGTTTGGCCACCTCATACCTTAATGAATCCAAAGAGTTATCTACAGAAGATTTCCACCCTGTACCCACCTCATCGGAGCAGGTAATCGTAGCCTGGCACAAGTCATTCAGCTTGCGCTGCACCTTGGTAATACGTGTATCCTTATATCCTCCGGTGGATCCGAAATACTGTTCTGACAGCAGACGCACATTCCATCCGATACGGAGCGTAGTATTATTCTTTTCAATATAATTTCGGTCAGTAGTTCCGGTGTATTTGTTCGGGTCAAAGCTATAAGTATTCAGAAAATCATCTACAGCCTGCTTGTATTCCTGTTCTGCCTCGGTGATGTATTCCTGCGGCATGGCGAAATTCCAGGGAATGTACTGATCGCCCGGAGTTGGGATAATTGCACCACCCGGAATCTGAGTCGTATCATCAGGATACACGTTTATAATTTCCCATTCCCTTGTGTCTTCGTGCCACGCAGCCTGGAAAGAGCCGTCAGTTCCACGGCCTGCCAATTCGCCTGTCTGGAATTTCAGCATGTTGTCCAGATCCGGAATCTCGTAGTCTTTCGGATTCCAGTTCATACCGTTGTCCTTGAAATAATATACGGTGTACTTCCGTCCTTCCTCATTCTCTTTTTCTTCTGAGCGCACAGAGGAAATTGTACCAATGTATTTTGGGAATATCTCTGAGAAGGCTGTTTCTTCCGTTTCTTCCTTCACGCCATATAGGTCCACGTTCTTATCTACATATAGAGAGCGGTCAGGAAGTTGCAGACGGGAATACCCGTACTTTGTCGCATCAATATTGCGTGTACTGCCCAGCGGGAACAGACGGGTAAAGAACTTCACTTCTCCGTTATCTTCCTGTGCCAGGTTGGTAAGTCCCTGAAGATATCCCAGTTCTACCATTTCGCCGCGTTCAGCCTTACAGAGATTTATCACATAACCGTCCGCCCACATTTCCGTTTCGAATGTGGCGGCGATGCCGTTGCTACCGAAAGCCGCATCCCAGCACTTTACATTCCGGTAGTCAATAGTCTTATTATCGGCTACAATTACCGTTCCGATACTCCATAGATTTGCATCGGCACGGCGGTTCATGTTATCAATCCAAAGCTGAAGGTGTTCGCGCGGGCCACCGTCATAACTAAATTCAGAAGTAGTTCCTCCTTCCTGGAACAGCATCAGCGTGTCTTCCGCATCGTGTATCGGCGCATAGAACTTCACGCTGTATTCGTAAGTCTGTGTGTCCTTTTGTTTCGGGCGATAACGGGACTTAACTTTATAACGCACACCTTCCAGCTCGATGTAATCATCTACATCCAACGGAATGTATTCCGTGTGTGTGAATGATGCAGATACACTACATTCTCCACCAACCTCTTCAGTGACAGAAGAAGAAGTGTTCGGGCTGGCTGTCAGTCGAAGGTTATTTGCTTTATCGTATATTTTCAGTTCCATTTTATCGTCATTTAATCTATATTTAATCAATTTTTAAACGGAAGGCTGCGGTTCCAGAAACTTTACGGAGAACAGCACATAAAACCGGTCGCCTTCGTAACTCTCGTACCAGTCCGGTTCGGATGGCATATCCTGATATACCATATTGTAAGTTCTGTAATTCTTAACAGCAACAGACAGCATACCCGACGTGATCAGCGTCATCATACGCTGGTATTTCTCCAGTCGGTCGGCTGCGGAGTTTCCGCGAAGCCAGAACTGCAAGGTACGTTCGATGCTGTTCAGCTTCACGTTCGGGTTCTGAGGCAACTCTACTCCGTTCCGTTCGCGGAAGTCTACTGTGGTAATGTCCTTCGCCTTAGGCATACGGAGCAAAGCGTCCATATTCACGTGACCGCCTGTTTCCGTCTCTCCAAGGAACGCACCGTATTCCGTCCACACGTCCGTTTCGTTGATTGTAAGATATCCTGTCAAGTCCATATTATTTCAACTGTATTCCGTTCAACTTCAAGTCTTCCATCAAGTCGTATATCAGCACAATGTATGCCGTATGCGATGCTATGGTTGCCAGCGTCTGGCTATCCTGCTTCTGGGCATTACGGATTTCCTGCACGAATTTGTCCGTATTGGCCAGATGCGTCTGCATGTTTCTTCCTATTGCCTCAAAGGTAGATATGCTGTCCTGACTCATGGTAGTCAGCGCACCGCTGCTGGGCGACTGGCTACTACCGGAGGATGAGCTTTCCCAGCCGAAACTGTTCATAATCTGCTCCCGTTCTGCCAACATATCGTTTATTATATTCTGATAATCTTGTCTGAGCTTATCTACTTCATCAGTAGTTAAGCCACCATCCGCTTTTTCGGTCCAATCTTTGTATAAAGCTTCAATCCTTGACTTATATTTGTTTGCGACAAGTGACGAGAATACTGCATTCTGCAAATACTTTTCAAAGTTGTCAGCAAAATCCTGGTTGGTAGAATCCAGATCATTCAGCATATCTACAAAGCTATTTTGGAAGCTGCTGAAATCAACACCTGTCATCACTTCATTCATTTTTTCACCCAAATCATCAATCTGGTCATCACAGGCGATAATCTGTTCCAAGGCATTACGGAATTCAGCGTCCAGTCCAGCCCAAAATGCCCACATATTATCACGGACATTACGTAACTGATCAGCTGACGCTCCCAACAAAGCGTTCGTTATATCATTATAGTTACCATTCTGATTTACATACTTATATAATTCTGAGGCATATCCACCCAAATCTCTGTTTTGCCGATATGCGATGGTATGAGAGCCTAAACTGCTACCGGCAGATTTACGTGATTCAGCAAGAGCATATGCCTGTTGCATTTTCTGGTTCAGCAGGTTTACTGATTCTTGATAAGCTTTTTCCGCTTCTTCTCCATAACTAATATCAATATATTGTTGTTTCTTGTCTATCAACTCATCCCAAATGCCCGAAAGTGTTTCATATTGAGATTTCATTTGTTCATAGTCTGAATAATCTGCACCATAAAAAATACCTCCAAGTCCTTTTACTCCAAAAAAGCTTCCAATTGTATCCCACATATGTCCGGCCAAATTACCGACATTCTCCAATATACCTCCGACAAAGCCAGATATTCCCTGATTCCCCAACTGCTCTAAAACTCCGATAATAGAACCTACTATACCACCTATTTTCGAATCGGCATCGGAAAACGCATCTATCAATGTCCCGATAGAGCTTCCTAGTTGGGAGAGGTCACTTCCTGCTTCACTAAGTCGAATCATACTGTCTGTAACTTTAGAGAATCTTTGTCCAGCCTGATCAGCGGCCGCGTTAACATTAGCCTGAGCGTTGATGACATTAGCCTGAGCTTGATTTTTTTTCTTCAGAGCCGCTTCTTTCTCTGCTTCTGTTCCTAAAATAAGGGATTTATTGTATTCCGACTGCGCTTTTTCCAGTTCAATCTGTGCATCTGCCAATATCTGTAACTGTTCCGGCAAATTTCCCAATAGCCCACCTTTCTCAATTATGTTCTGCTGGATTTCATTTAAAGCTTCATCCAATACCTTACGTTCATCAATCGCCATATTTTTATACTCCGGAGACTGACGGAATTTTTCCAGTTGTGTACGTAATTTCTGCAACTCTTGTTTTGCGACCTGATCAAGATTACCGAAAATTAATTCCCAATTGATGTTTTCTTTAAATTCCTCAAAATCTACGGCAGCAACAGCTTCTTTCCCTTTTTCTTTTAAAAGTTTCTTTTCGGCTTCAGTCTGCGCCAAGGCTATTTTTTTTGTATACTCCAAAGCTACAGCTTCTCTTTTTTCCTGCCAGGTTCCATATTGCTTATTGTACTCTATTTCAGCGTCCAGTGTTTTGTCAAGATATTCTTTATTGATCTGATATATCTTTTCCGCTAATATTTTTTCCGCTAAAAGCCTTTGTTCGTTCGCTTCTGCTTTCACGTCATCATACTGGCTCTGCGGGATGTTGTCACCTTGCTTGCGTGCCTGGTCCATTTTGGCAAGCATATCCCGTTCCTGCTTGTCGATGTCGGCAAGCTGCTCATCGTATTCTTGCTTAGCCAGTGCCTTGCTCTTGGCAATACCTTCCTGCATGATTTGCAGACGCAGTTTCTCTGTAGTTTGCTGAGCTTTTACACGGGCATCCGCCAGCTGGGAAGCGTAGTCGGTTTTTCCGGAACCTGTACCACTACCTTTTCCCTCTGTAACAATGTCATCTACCTTAATGCTTTTTTCCAATTCCTTAGAAATCCTGTTCGATTCATATATGGCTGCACGGTATCCTGCAATTTCTTCGTAAATAGCATCCGTTTCTTTCTTTAACTGGTCATAGTCTGATTGAGCCTGCTGAACCGCGACATTTCCTCCGGCTGAAAGATTTCTAGTTCCGGAAGTTGAAAGTTTTCCTGCATTCAGACTTGCAGACGTTTTTGCTATATTTAATTTCTTTTCTGCCGCTTCAAGTTTTGGTAAAAGAGGATCTAATCTGGAGTACGCATCATTTATCTTTTGTTCATTTTCCAGTATCTTCCCTTGTTCATCCACCATTTTGCTCATGGCCGCTCTTGCCTTAGCAGATGATATAATTGATTTTGTAAGACGATCATAAGCATCTGATGCCTTACCAGCCAAAATTTCCTCGTTACTTAACTTCCCGAAATAAGAAGGATACATTTTCTGTAGTTCGTCGACAGCTTTATTTCTTTCCTTCATTGATTTAGATGTATCCTGACTGGCTGTATAAAGTATTTTAAGTTTGGCCGCTTCTTCAGCCGCAGACTTTCCTCCTTCTACTTGAACTTTATTTAATTCATTCTGAATTTTCTGAGTATCAATAAGCTCCTTTTTCGCCTTAAATAAAGAAGATACCCAGTTCCCAATTTCCTTGCCATACACTATTCCCAAAGATATAGCCGCCACAAGTGCCGTCTGCCAGCTGAATACTGCACCAGCCAACTGTTTCCATACCGGCACACCTTTCTGACCGGATGCGGCAAGAAGCTCGTTCTGCTTGCGTACATCCGCAATGGCATCGGACAGCATAGGAAGGTTGTTTGAAATTGCCAGGATAAACATCTGCGGCCCCATTGCCAAAGATGGCAGCTCTCTTGCTACCTGGCTGAACTGCATTTTCAGGTTGTTGGTCTTACGGGTTACGGCTTCGGTGTCGATGTCAATGGTCTGCGTTTTTGCGGTTTCTTCTTTTGTCTTCTGCAAATCTTTCAGACCTGCCTTCAGTACATTAATCTGTCCGGTCAAAGCCTGTACGTTGGCAGCTTCCTGCGTATAGCTTTTCCCGGCTTGCTTGTTCGCTTCAAGCTGCTTAAGTTGTTCGGCACGTACCTGCTTCAATGCTTCAATCAGTTGCAGAGTCTGATTTTCCACATCATCCACATTCTTACCCACGCTCTGTAGTCCGGCTTTGGTAAGGTCTTTCATGAATATTTCGAGCTGTACAGGTACTGCCATATCCTTAATCTTTTATTGCATAATGGGTAAAGAACTCCATCGGGTTCATTCCCTTTGTCGTGTTCGTGTTATCTGTTTGTGTGTGACTGTTCCTTTGTTTCTCCCGTTCCTCCATTTCACGAATCTGCTGCATCATATCCGGCTTCTGCGGAGAAACCCAGTGCGGCATGTCTGCCATCATCATTTGCAGGGTTACTACATTCACTTTGTCCAGAATGTAGTCTATGCTCCAGCCTGTTTCCGTGGCCAGCTGACCTATCACGCCGAAAAGGCTATGCGAAGGTTCCGTATGTCCCTTCTTTAACTCCTCCTGTCGCTTGCGCTTTCGTTCCGGCTCGCTAAGGGCTGCATCTTGTTCAGTGCTGCTGCCGATGCGATAATAATCCCGAAAGACGTGGTAGATGTACTGCTCAGTATCTGCCGCCAGGCGGAGGAAAGTTCATCGGGTGTCATCAGTTCCCGTAGCAACCAGGCCACCGGACGGTTAAGTAACCTCCCCAGTACCGGGCCTCGAACAATGCCGTATGCCACTATCCTGCTGATATCCTTTCCATGCAGGAAGACAAACCGGATTCGCTGATCCAGGTTGTATTCGTCGTATTCTTCCGGAGTCACGCCGATTCGGAGATAACGCTTACTGATACGTATCAGGCTGCGTGTGGTAGGTGTCTTCATCGTGATGCGGAACGGACGTTTCCGCAGTACCGTATGAAGCGGCAGGCTGATTCCCCCGTCACTGAGGGAGATGCCTGCCAGCAGTTCTATATCCTGTGCCTTCATACTTATCCTGCTGCTGCGTCTGCGGTTGGATCTGCGGTATCAGGCTTCACTCCGGGAGGATAGATGCGGTATCGTCTTTCCTTGCCGTCTGTCGGTTTCAACATATCCACGCGGATACCCATTGCCAGCACATTCTGCATATTGATTCCGTTCTGGAAACCATTACAGCTCAATCGAGCATTGAAAACACGGAAACTATGTCCGGAATGCATGGAGATGGTCAGTACGCCACTAGCTACCTTTTTTGTAGGTGGTGTATAAGAACCGTCAGCTTCCGCTTTTCCACCGAACACATCGACCATGCTCTGCGCATTCAGTTGAATAAGGTTCATCGTGAATGCGTCACTTCCCGGATTGGTCATGATGCTATCCACCGGTCCGTCTGTTACCTGTGCGGCTATCACATCCATAAAGGTAGGTGCGTTTCCTGCCGGCTGCATCCCGTTTTCATCCAGCCAGCCCAGTGTTTTTTCCTGTCCTTCTGCACCCGCAGCCTTGAACTGGACGGCTGCTACACCATACATCAGTCCGTTGCTTGTATCTGCCATAATCTTATCGTTTTTAATGTTTGCTTAAATAGTATTTAATCAGTTGCCAGATAAGGAAAATCCCCAGCAGGGTCAGGGCTGTTCCTGTCAGCCATCCCTGCACTCCGGGGCGTGTTTCCTTCACTTCATTGCTCATAGTTTCATCGCGTATGCGGTGATCGGTTTCCGTACGCGTTACGGTTACCTGTCTTCCTGTACTGTCGGCTGTAGCCGTGACGTTCACGCCACCTTCTCCGTCTGCCTGTATGTCAATACTCAGACCGTCGTTCCGATAGCTCAGCCCGAATCCGGCAGGAAGCTTACTCAGGTTCAGCCACTGCTCCGCACTCACCGAGCAGGTCGCCGTCCTCTTCGGGACCGGCCCGTAAGTTGTTTGCTCGGTTACGCTCGTTCGGAGGCTGTCCCAACGGACGGTTTCCGAGCTGGCCTTTCTGCTGCTGGCGCAAGAAGATAATGACAGGACAGCGGTCAGCATACTTGCAAGTATGCAGTTTTCGTAAAGCCGTTTCATGATTGATATTCCGTTCGTTTTGTTTTCGTAGTTGTTTACTAAGTTCCAATACCGTAGCACTCAGATCATCGTATAGTGTCTTGTATGTGCCTTCGGTCTCTTTCACTGCACGGACCTGGTACACTTTCCTGTCACGCCACCAGGCAATGGCAGTTACCAGCCAGCCGGCAGGAGCCAGCCATTCCATCAGTGACTGTAACAGGGTCCAGTCCATATGCTCTACTCTTTTTTAAACAGCGCCCCGATAGCCTTAATCACATCATAGAATCCGCATCCGCTGAGTCCCGCCGCCAGTCCGTAAATCAGCACCTGCCACCAGATATAGCCTGTAAGTAACGGAGTAAGCTGCAACAGCCAGGCAAGGATACATACCACCATGCCCACGCCGCACGAAATCAAAATCTTGGCCAGCTTGCTTGCGGAGATAGCCGGAACAACTTTCAGAATCTGTGTCACCAAGGTAGAAACCAGGGCTACGATTCCGGTAAAGCTACCCAGGTCGATAAGGAACGATGTTTCAGGTTCAGCAGCCGGAAGTACGGTCTGCGCAAAAGAAGCCAGTGTAATCAGGCACAGGCTGAAAAATAAGATAATCCGTTTCATTTTATTGTGCTTTAAAGTTTCAATGTCTGTTTCCTGTTATTCCCGTCGCGCTTGTAAGACACATGCACCCAGGAATAATTCTTTTCATCGATCAGCTGATCAAAAGGAAGATGGCCTTTAATGTACTCAAAGAGTTTCCGGTTTTCTTCTTTGCTTCCTGCCGTAATATCGGCAGCTTCTCCTTTCAGATGCTGGCTGCTTGATGTTCCTCCTACCAGCCGGTTCAGTTGCGGACAGCGGTACCCTGAATTGACTGTAATCGGTTTTCCGTACCATTCGCGGAGCGGGTCAAGCACGTTGTCGGCCAGGGCTTTCAGATTACCCGCCTCCTGAAGAGGCGGTGTATTCTTGATCCCATGAGCATCAGCGGTTGTGCTGGCACAAAGTTCACCCATTGTAAAGTGTTTCATACCTCATTCCTCCTTATGCTTCAAGTTCTTCACCGGCTGCCGGATCTTCCTGCAACTTTTCTTCCAGACCGTTTACACCTTTTTCTCCTCCTTCAGACATAGCCATAGCCATTTTAGCGGCTTCAGCTTCACGGCGTACAGTAGCCCAGTTCTTGTCTGCTTCCACTTCCTGGTCGGATGTCTGTGCGGTCGCTCCGTCGTAACTGTAGATAGCACCGATAGCCTCCATCTTCTTCGGAAGTACGATGTAGTAGTGGCGGAAGTTCACTTCGTTCTGCTGGTAGTCCGGGTTGGTCTGTGCGTCGCGGTAATACATCTTGGTGCTTCCCTGTGCACGGAACACACGCTTGGTGTAGAAACAGAAGGATGCCTGATGGTCGGTTCCCGAAGGCGAGTTCTTGAACGGAACTTTTGTGCCTTCCTTGGTGAAGTACGGACAGTTCTCGAATTCATACACCTCGAAGCCGTACATGTTGGCAATCTTTCCGGTTGTGTAGTTATAATACTGGTCGCGGAACTTCTGGTCGTCTTCCAGCAGGTCGTTCACGTGATCCGAGCAGAGTACCAGTCGGCGGCCTACGGTGGGAATCTGCAAGGCATCCAGCTTGCGTTTCAGAGCGATGATGTCCTTGCGGGTACATTTCTTACGTCCGTTGTCATCTTCGCCGGAAGTAGGCACTACCGGAGTTTTCGCTGTATTGCTGTTCGGAGCCAGTGCATGAGCCGCTTTCTTGAATTTGGCGATAGTGATGGCATCTCCGTGACGCTCAATCACGCTTCCCATCTTGTCGTAAGAGATAGCAAAGAGCTGGTCGTCCGATACGGCTGTCTTTTTGGTCTGGAACTTGTCAAGGCCCAGTGCGATATCCCCGTCCTCCAGTTCCTGTGCGGCGATGGGATACGTAGTGTTGTTAATCAGCACATCCGGATCTCCGCCCACATCTACCAGATGCACCACTTCGTTGTTCACCGCAGCCGAATAATCCGATACTCCGTCCAGCCAGGAGGCGGTCATTCCTCCGCGGAGTTGCTTCACCAGCTCGCCCGTCCACACTTCGGTATAGACACCTTCCAGGGCGGCACCTTTCGGAAGGAACTTGCCCAGTGCCATCGGAAGCACCACGCCCACAATCAGTCCCCAGAATCCTGCGCCCGGTACTCCAAGCAGAAAGAGGATAACGATACTCATCAGCACATTCACCAGTGTGCCGGTTACGAATTTTACGATTTCTTTTCTCATGTTCGTGTTTTAATTTGTGTTCAACAATCAGTTAAGTTCCGGACAGTCCACACCGTATTCAGCCTTGTACAGCCTGCGGTACTGCTGCGGATCGTTCTTTCGCATCAGCTTCAGTTCCTCTGCCGGAACTTCGCTCAGTTTCTTCCAGTCGCCTGCCGCCTGCGAAGTACTGCGGTTCAGCATCATCGACGGCTTGACCGTGCCGTGCATGGCCTCAAAGGTCAGTTTCAGGCTTTCCTGGCCTACCTTCTTTCCCAGCTCGATAAAGTGCGCTTTCTTCCCTGCTTCAATCTTTCCGGAAGTTACGGCCTCATCCACCAGCTGGGTAATACCAGCCAGACGCAAGGTGTCCAGTTCCTTTTCCAGCTTCTCCTTATCGGTACGCAGCGTCGCGTTGGCCGTCTGGTAGCCGAGCAACACATTAATCTGTTTCTGCACTTCCGGCAGTGTGGCGGTGTCCGCCAGCCCCAGCATCAGGGCGATGGTTTTCAGTTGTTCGTTCATTGTCTGTAATGTTTGGTTTTCATTAAAGCTTTCATTCAACAGCGGCAGGTCGCATCCGCCTCCTGCATCCAGCCTGAGTTCCCGTCCCTCGTAAGAGAGCCGGATGTTGTCATCGTTTCCGCCGATGTCCACCATGCTGTATTCCATCAGCTTGCAGCGAGTCACGATAGGACGGGTCTGTCCGGGTTTCAGCAAGGCAGCATCTTCGCTCGTTTCCAGTATCTCGAAGTTGGGCGAACCCATACGTAGCGTGCCTTTTTCCCATTGCTGCTTTGCCAGACGCGATTCTTCGCGTACCTCATCAAACCAGGGTTCGCCGGTCACTTCTCCATCCGCTACGCGTATGTCCTTGATCATTCCTATTACCACGCCCCGCTGGTGCATCCAGAGCAGTACGGGATTCCGGTTAAACTGCGTCAGGTCGATGCCTTCGGTACGGATCCACGTGCCGTAGCAGTTCAGCGTTTCGTTAGATATTCTGATTCGTTTTGCCATTTTTCCGTTCGTTTGACGCAAACTTACTCTGCCTTTCCCGTCCGGGCAAAAAAGTGTGTAACGGTTGCAAGGAAGTGCGTAACCTGTACACTGTTCTCTGTAACGCTTGCATCCCTTTTTCCTGGATGCACGAAAATGGATGAACTTTGCCTTAAACAAATATTAAATACAAGGTAAAACATGGCTAAAAACGACACAAAACAGGAGCTGGCACGGGTGCTCTACATGAGCGGACTTTCGCAGGAAGAGATTCTTCAGAAAGTGGAAGTGAGCCGTCAGACACTCAGCCGGTGGATCAATACCTTGGGCTGGAAAGAAATGAAGGCGGCACGCAACATTACCCGTCCGGAACTGGTAAACAAACTGCTGTCTTCCATCAATTCCCTGCTCGACAAGGCGAACGAGCCGGGCAACGAGGATATGCTGGCCAGCCTGGGAGACAAGCTGATCAAGACGGCCACGGCCATCGAGAAGCTGGAGAAGAAAGCCAGCGTGGTAGACCGCATCGACACGATGATCGACTTCGAGAACTGGCTGGCGGCCAACCGTGACAAGTATCCCCAGCTGACCAACGAACTGTTCCAGCTCGTGAACCAGCTGCACAACGATTACCTGAATGAACTCTTCGCCCAGAAAGGAGGCTAAGCATGACAGAGCAGGAAAAGAAAGAAGCCCTGAAACGATGGCAGGAACACTGCAAGCGGGTGGAACGGATGACCTCGCAGGAACGGGTAGAAACCGAAGCAGAACGCAAGCGGAACATCGCCCGTGCCCTGAAGGATTACGACTGTTTCTGCCAGCGCTACCTTTCGCACTACTGCCAGTGCCCGAATGCCCGGTTCCACAACGAGGCGGCACGCTACATCGCCGCACATCCGGAACTGCGTCTGGTCTGCAAATGGCCGCGCGGTCATGCCAAGTCAGTACACCTGGACATCGGCATTCCGCTCTGGCTGAAGTTCCGTAGCGAGCTGCATGTCATGGTACTGGTGGGCAAAAGTGAAGACAGCGCCGACGGCCTGCTGGGCGACCTTCAGGCAGAACTGCAATACAACCAGTACATCATCCGGGACTTTGGCGAACAGTACAACAGCGGCATGTGGCAGGAAGGCGAATTTGTCACCAAAGACCAGTGCGCCTTTTTCTCCCGAGGCCGTGGCCAGTCGCCCCGTGGTCTGCGTTTCCGGGAGATGCGTCCGGACTACATCGTGGTGGACGACCTCGACGACGATGAGATGTGCCGGAGCGAAGCCCGTGTACGGGAAATGACCAACTGGATAAAGGAAGCCCTGTTCGGCTGCTTCGGAGGCAAGGACGGGCGTTTCATCATGGTGGGTAACCTGATTTCCAAAAACTCCGTATTGCAGAAAATCATTGACACGCCGACCGTAAAGACCATTGAGGTGAACGCCATCGATCGCAACGGGAATCCTGCCTGGCCGGAGTTCTACACCATCGAGAAACTGCGCGACCGCGAACAGTTCATGGGCTACCGCTCGTTTCAGAAGGAATACATGAATAATCCCATCACCGAGGGAGCCGTGTTTCAGGAACGGTGGATACGCTGGCGACCGATGCTGAAACTGAAATACTACGAGCAGATAGTGCTCTACATCGACCCTTCGTGGAAATCCTCCGGAAAGAACGACTACAAGGCCGCCGCCATGATAGGTCGTCCCAGGCGTGGACTGAAAACCGCCTCCCACCGGGAACTGCATCTGCTGCGTGCCTTCTGCCGCCAGTGCAGCGTGGGCGAAATGGTGCGCTGGCTCTACGATGTCTACGAGTCACTGCCTGAGGATGCGGCGGTCAGTATCTACATGGAAGCCAACTTCATGCAGGACACCATCCTCGACGAGTTCCAGCGTGAAGGCGACGCACGTGGCTACCAGCTTCCCATTATGCCCGACAAGCGGAAGAAGCCCGACAAGTTCGCCCGTGTGGAGGCTATTAGCCCACTATGGGAACGTGGCTACTTCTTTTATAACGAGAAGCTGAAAGAAGACCCCGACATGCGGGCCGGAATCGACCAAACACTGGCTTTCGAACAGGGAAGCCGTGCACACGATGACTTCCCCGATGCCAGTGAGGGGGCAATTTATAAATTACAGAAACAAACCCGTGAGGCTTCGTTCACACCCCGACTGGGTGTAAGGCGGCCTCCTAAAAATTCCTGGTAATTATGTTTATCACCGAACAAGACTACATACAAGTCAGTGCCGATGCACTGAGAATCATCCAGCAGGCTACGGACGACAATCGTCTGCTGGCCGAACGCCGTGCCATGGACCGGATTGCAAGCTATCTGGACGGACGCTATGACATGCAGACGGCCTTCACCGCCGAAGGCGAAGCAAGGAACCTCGACCTCGTGGGACTGGTGGCCGACCTGGCACTCTATTTCATGGTGCTCAGTCTGCCGCAGAAGATGGGATATGAAATCCGGAAGGAACAGTTTGAAAACGCTGTCGCATATCTGGAGAAGGTACAGGCTGGAAAGGCGGTCATGAACCTTCCCGAACTGCAACCCACGGGCGAAGAAGGAGAACAAACCGGCGCCGGTATACGCTACGGCTCCGACAAACGTAACAATTATATCTGGTAACTACTATGGCAAAGAAACCGAAAATAGAATATCTCAACCGGATGAATGCCGCCGAAAGACGGCGCATCAAGGAAATGAGCGTCAAGCTCCAGCTGCTCACGGAAGCATTGACACGGCGTGACCTGGCCGACTGGCGGCGTGCATGGCAGATGGCTATCAACGTAGACAACCCAAACCGTACCCGTCTGCTGAACCTCTATACCGATGTGGATGCCGACCTGCACCTGACCGGATGCGTGCAACAGCGCATGGGATTCGTACTGAACAAGAGTTTCAAGCTCTGCGACGCGAAGGGTGTGGAGAATCCGGAACTGACGGAACTGCTGGAAGCTCCCTGGTTCAAGGAGTTCCTGCGGCTGGCACTGGAAAGCAATTACTACGGCCATTCACTCATCGAACTGGGCGATGTGGTGGAAGTGGACGGGCGGATGGCCTACAACCGGGTCAGCCTGATTCCGCGTACCCACGTGATTCCCGAATACGG